ACCTTGTGCCATATTGTGAACACCTAAAACCTGGAGATCATACAACAGATAATGCTTTTGCATTCGATGTAGAGTGTCGGACTAAGATAGGGCAAGATAAGTCTTGCTATGCTAGAGGTATCGGCTCTCAGATTACAGGTAGCCATGCTGAGTATGTTATTGCTGATGATGTGGAGATTGAGGGTAACTGTGAGACAGCTAACGCTAGAGAAAAACTTATGACCAAGGTTTCTGAGTTTGAACAGATTCGTAATGTTGGTGGTAGAGTTATCTTCTTAGGTACTCCACAGATTAAGGATAGCATATACAACCAACTAGCTTCAGGATACGCTGTAACTAAGTTTCCAGCAGTTATGCCTAATTTAGATAGCCCAGTCGAAACAGAGGACGTAAATGAATGGATTCTAAAGTCTAATTTATCAGAGGGAGATCCTACACAACCAGAAAGATTCCCTAAAGATGTTCTACTAGAACGAATGGCTAAGATTGGACCAAAGCTTTTTGCTTTGCACTACAAACTAGACACATCTTTAGCTGACTTTGAGAAATTCCCACTTAGGTTATCTGATCTGATCGTTATAGATGTACATCCAGATATGTGTCCCGAAAAAATCATCTGGTCTAACTCTAAACCAATGCGTGGAGTTCCATCCTTTGGTTTAACAGGGGATATTATCTTTGAACCTATGTGGATAGCAGATAAGTTCATACCCTATACCCAGAGAGTAATGTATATTGACCCCTCAGGTAGAGGAGAGGATGAGACCGCAGTCTGTATAGCATCTTTCGCTAATGGGTATATCTATATTCATGAGTTGGTTGGGTATTCGGGTGGCTATGAGAAGAATATACTTAAAAAGATTGCTAGGCTAGCCTATGAGTATGGAGTTAAGTTAGTTCGGGTAGAATCTAACTTTGGAGACGCTATGTTCTGTCAATTATTGGCTCCTGTTATGACTGAGATATGTGGATCTGTGGCTATTGAAGACTTTAGAGCTTCGGGACGTAAAGAATCTAGGATTATATCCTCTCTAGAACCCGTTATGTCTCAACACCGCCTAGTGTTTGACAAGAAAGCTATATGCCAAGAAGAGACACAGAAGCAGATTACAAGGATCTTTGATAAACGAGGTGCTTTACCCCATGATGACAGGATAGACTGCTTAGCAGCTACTGTCAGTTACTGGGAAGGTCTGCTAGCTCTTGATGTAGATGTGATCATAGACAAAAATAGAGAAATAGCCCGTAAAAATGTTATTGATACGTGGCTTAATGATGACCGTAGGATGGGTATGTGGTCCGAGAAACTAAGTGGTGCTGTAATATTCCACAAAGATTCTAAACCTGTGGATAAAAATAGTAATAAATGGTCTAATAATAGACGTGGTCGTAGATGGCCTTAAAAGGAGAATGAGTATGGGAGCAATTTTAGGAATGGTTGCACTGCAGGGTGCGCAGGCTCTTATGGGAGCTAACGCTGCAGGTGCCCAAGCTGCTGGAGCAAAGCTTCAGTTTGAAGAGTCAGAGTTTCAACGTCGGTGGCAAAACCAAGTAGAGAACAGAAATATAGCAAAACAAAATGCTCTTCGCTGGTTTCATAATAAAAAGAGTGCAGAAGCCGCTAATAAAATGCGAGCTGAAGAAGAGTTTTATATCAGGTATAACTGGGATAATCAAGCTGGTGCTTATGGTAAACAACACAATGCTACTCAAGATGAGCTATATGCTAGGCTAGTTGGTAAAGGTATTAATCCCAATTCAGGTACTGCAAGGGCATTACTTAGTATGCAAAACGAAGCTACAAAAGAAGTAATGGCTGGACTTAGGGTTAATACTTCTAATCAATTAATAGGTGCTGAGAGAAGGCAAGAAGGAGCTCTTGCTGGAAGAGACTTTGGATACAACAGTCATGTTCCGTTTATGCCCGGAACATATGGTGGACCAACTCCAGGACAGGCATTTAGCCAGTCACTACAGGCTGGACTAGTAGGCGGTGCAGCTAATGTTATGGGGTATGCTGCACAGAGTACTCCAGATTCACCAGGAAGTAATGTTACTAATGTTTATGGCATTAATATAGGAGGGGGATAAGAATGGCTAATGGTATTGATATTTTAAGAAGTATAGCTACAGGATCCTCTCTAGAAAAAACAGCAACACCAAGACAAACTTATGCTAAGGCTCAGGTAGATCGTGCTAGAAATACACTAGATTCTATTCCTAGTAATATAGATAGCGAGGATCGCTATCTAATGTGGAAGAGAGAAACTAGAGACTGGATACCACACCCAGATAACATAGAAGAAATGTGGGAATTGGAAGATAGAGCTTATCCTAACGGTAACTTTAAACAGGATTCTATAGCTAAGATAAATAAAGAATTAGAAGCAACGCCTTCCGAGACTGCTAAGATGGACTACTATAAAAAAAATGCATCTACATGGCCTGAGTGGCTTAAGAAATACTATGGTAGTGATATAGAACGATCAAGAACCATTACCGAGAACAGAGCACTTGAGTTAAGTAGGATAAATAATAAATTAGCTACTGAGGATATACTAAACTCTTTTGTATCTCAAGAGAATCTATCCTTTAATAGAGCTATTTCACAAAGGACTCATTCAGAAGATATATACAATGCTCTTATCTATGGTTTTACAACTGAGATAACAACAAATAGCGAGGGCAGGGTATCTGTACCTTTAGGTGGAAGCTTAGCACCAGTATATGCATTAAACCCCGACCAGTTTCCAAGTATAGATCCAAGAGAAGAATATATACTACTAAAGGATACGTTTAAGATGGTTGACGATATTATAGCTCCTCACTACAATAAATCAGAATCGGATTATAGACTAGTAGATAGAAAAAATAAGTCTCTCTTATTTACTAAACTAGATAAGCTAGGAAATAAGTTTACGGATCAACACTATAATATTATTTTGGATTATGCAGAAATGCAATCCGATCCAGCTGAAGCAGTAAGTGAGGGATTAGGTAGTGTTATAACAAAGCGTATAGATAGTAATACGTATGGCTCTAGTTTTGAAACAGCTTTAGATTTCGTTCAGAAGTGGCAAGAAGTATTAGGTACGTTAGATAAGAGGAGCAAAAAACTATGACTCAATTTCAACCCATGGAAATAATTGCACCAACTGCTCCTCCAGTACCAGGAGGAATACCACAAGTTAGTACTACGAGTACAATACCAAGTTTTGGAAAAACTGTTAATCCAAGTGGTGCAGCTGAATTCTACTATACTATGATGGCTGAAACTTTTGCGAACGGAGCTGCTCTACAAATTAAGATAACCGACCTTGTAGAGCAAAATGCTGCTAAGAAAAAGAAAGAGAAAGAATCATTGATTGATGCTATAATGGATCTTGCTGTTGGTTCTAAGATAACGCTTGAAGAACGGGACGTGTTGTTAGAAGCTGTAAGAGGCGAAGCGACAGAGTATACTGATGCTTATAATATTGATGTAGATAATCTCGGCGGAACTATAGTAGATCTGTTAAGAAGACTACAAAAGGAGAATAAATAATGGGTATTATTGATCCAATTACACATGAACTAGAAGAAGAGCGTAAAAGGTTGGAAAGACCAAGTACAACTATTATACCAGAAGATCAACAAATACCCTCTCCCCTAGAAGTCTTTAGCGAAGATCCTTCTAGAAGTTTTGATATAGACAGTATAGCAGAAAATAGTTCGTCCATTGCTACTATGGCTAATCTTATGCTACAAGATGAAGCCGGAGACGACTATACTGATGGGTGGCATCTAGATCCTGATATGTTGAAAATGTTTACGAATAATATTGATACTATAATAACTGTTAAAGAACATAAAACAAACACTGAAGAAACTGAAGCTGCTAGAGTACAGAACGAACAAGATATAACTACCGCTACTGAAGTTATAGGCATGCTAGATGCTGAAGAAGAGTGGGCTAATGGAAATTACGAACATGTATTTTCCCTTATAGAAGAATTATGGGGTACAGATGCTTGGGAAAGATTTGTGAAAGAACACGCACCTGAAGAAGGAGAAGGAGAAGGCAGTACCTTAGATATGATGTACAATAACATCTC